ATTATACTGATCGAGATATGTAACGACCGTGTACAACGCGGGTACCGTACGCGTCCCGTCAGCATTAAGGGTGTGTGGATCTACATCAACATAATCTCCATCGCCATTAATAAAATGATGAGTAGAATTAGATTCAGTAGTCGCTTCGCATAAAGTTAAAGTTTCGGTACGATTGTCAGCATCAAGAGATGTAACTACTTCGAGTGGATTAAACGATTGTGTACCTTCAATAATTATTTGACCGTAATCATATCGTTTAGTCAATATCTTACCTGTCGCACCACTAACTGATCCAGTAACTGTTTGGCCAATATCAAATTTACCGTGCATTTCAGCTCCAGTACCAATAACAGTATTAGGATGAACTTCTTTGACCAGCTTTGTTACTTCGGAAGATACTAACGGCCATCCAGCTTCTAGCAATTTAGTATTCATGAGATAAAACGTATAATGATACTTACTGTTCCCATAAAATTTATGAGATAATATGTCCGGGCGATCACCGTCAAGTATTGTATATCTTGAATAGAACGAAATGTCGTCTTTAATTATATCAGCAATTCTTACAGATTGGGTTAGATTCTGAATTTTAGTTAATGATACTTCATCGCCGAATTTGTAATCAACCTGTTCAAAGTTTTGGAAATAAGAACTCATATTAGTATCCTCCCTCGATTATGTCTTGTCTAAAGAGAGTACGAGTTTCAGTGAACGAAAGTGCTAACGTGATCTCAGTAAATTTACCATCTTTAAAAAATGCCATTTGACTTGGGTTATAATTTGTATTAACGCCCTGCAAATAACAAGGTAAAAGCTTTGGAGCATCGGTAATTTCTTTACCCTTATAAAGGAATTGTATATCATACATATCAGGATAAGCATATCCGCCATAAGTTTCTCCGATTTGAGCTATACCCATTGGATATAATTCTGTTCTGAAACTTTTAATTATTTTAATTACTGTCTCTGCTTCTTTAAGGCTTGAAGGTAAAAATGTAAAACTAAATTCAAATGTTCTGATAGGAACAGAACCAAATAATACACGAGTATGCGGGTTTGCTTTTACTCTTAACGTACCTTGTACACCGCCTCCAACACCTTCGGTGCCAAAAATTGAAGCCACACTAGTCATTATAGTTTTAGCAGCTTCCTTTCCACCACTACCCTTAAGGCCTTTACCTAAATTCATAGTTGCTTGCCTAGCGGCCGCTTTCGGATCTTTTGATGTTAATATTCCCGTTAATGCTTCTGCTCCTACGCCCATTATTCCAATATTAACATTATCGTAAGTCACGCCGTCGTTAAACGCTAAACCTGCCGGCAGATATAAAGTTACTTTAGTATCTTCGTCCGGTGTTCTTAGTGCTTTAGGTTTAATATCTGGATGTTCACCGGCCACATTCTTTGAGGTCTTAGCTTTTGGATCTTCGCCAGTAGAATTTGTTTCTGTTCTATGAACCATAAATTCAACAGTCGCGCCGTAATCTTCTTGGCGCTGTATCGGATAACGCATTTCAGCTGCTTGCTTATTGCCACCAACGGCTTCTTGTTCTTCGGCCTGTATTTGTTCTGTGTCTGCCAACGTTTTTCTCCAGACGGCGTTATTAATGTAATATATAGTTTTATAGAACTATTTATAAGGAAATGAATGGCTTATTCTGGCAAATATGTTATTAAACATCCACACAAATACGACGGCGATCATACAAAGGTCGTGTACCGAAGCATGTGGGAAAAATACGCATTTAAATGGTGTGAAAACAATGATGAAATCGTATCGTGGTCGAGCGAAGAGATAGTAGTACCATACTTCTATGACCTTGACAACAAGTATCATCGTTATTATCCTGACTTGAAGATCAAATTTAAGACGGGTAAGATTGCGATGGTTGAAATAAAGCCTTATGTCCAGACCAAAACCCCGGCATTTCCTGGTAGAAAAACTAAAAGATACCTTAACGAATCATTTGCTTATATTAAAAATGTTAATAAGTGGAAGGCCGCCGAGAACTTTTGTGCTGACAGGAAATGGGTCTTTTGGATATGGACTGAACGTGAACTGACGAGTATGGGTATTATGCCTAAGTCAACAAAGGGCCTTAAACCATTCCCTAAGAAACGTACGATTAAAAAGAAGAAACGTAAGGTTCTTACTTGATTTTTGTTATAAATAGAATAGTAATTAAGTAGGAAATACAATTGTCTGACATATTTAAGAATGTATCAAAAGAAGCCTTTAAGGCCGGGATTACTCCACGGACCAAGGAATCAATAGAATGGTTCCGCAAGAGAGCTGAGGATATGGGTAAGATTACATCACGGGGTCAGCTCATGAAAGAAGAAGAGCTAGTCCTTAAGAATAAAAGTCTTAACGGTCAAATGTTGATGTATTTCTATGATCCTAAACATAAAGAAACTTTACCATACTTCGATAAGTTCCCATTAACGATTGTCGTTGATAAAGCTCCTGACGGTTTTTATGGATTAAATTTGCATTACCTTCCTCCAGTACTTAGAGCTAAATTGCTTGATGCTTTAATGGAAATAACGACTAATAAAAAATATGACGAAACAACACGTATGAGATTTACATATGATAAGCTTAAAGATGCATCTAAGTTTAAATGGTTTAAACCTTGTTTCAAACATTATTTAACTAAACATGTAAAGTCCAGATTTGCGGTAGTACCGGCAAGTGAATGGGAAATTGCAACGTTCTTACCTACCGCTGATTGGAAGAAATCTGGTCAGCAAAAAGTATGGGCTGACTCAAGGAAACAAATCTAATATGGCATATTCTGTTGATGAATTTAAAGGTGTAATTAGTAAAGGCGGCGGGGTAGCAATGACTAATTTGTTTAGAGTCATATTACCCCCACTTGGAGAAAAGTCAGGTGAAGCTACGCGTGAATATAATTTAATATGCAAAGCTGTTAACGTACCAGGTAAACAAATAGCCACTGCTGATAGAATAATTGGTCCTGTTAGTCAAAAAATAGTAAATGGCGTTATATTTGGTGACGTGACCTTAACATTTCTGGTACTTAATGATTTTGGTATTAAAAATTATTTTGATCGATGGGCTGACCTAGCAATAGATCCAAACACATACGAAGTAGGATACAAAAGAGATTATTCTAAACCTGTTAAAATACAAGCTCTTAAAAAAGGTTTTGGTTTACCGGTTTATAAAACAAGCTTAGGTATTCCCAAGCTTCCAAGTAGTATACAAAATCGATTGCCTAAGATTGGACCGTTCGATCTTGCTCAAGGTGAACTAGACTTAGACTTTGTCACTAAAGATCAGATAACATACGAAGTTGAATTAGAAGACGCATTTCCGACATCAATAACGGGTATTGAATTTTCTAATGATCAAGACGGCATCGCGGAAATAAGTATAAGCTTGAGTTATACAGCCTGGAAATCAACAACACAAAAACAAAATCCAATGAGTGATCTTATCAAATTAGGTCTAGGATCTTTGGCAAGTCGTGTTGGACAACTATTATAAATATAACATAATGACTATAATATAAAGGAAGAATACCGTGGCACTACCCATTTTAAACAATGCAATACTACATGAACTGACAGTACCGAGTACAGGCAAAATTCATAATTACAGACCGTACCTCGTAAAAGAAGAAAAGATTCTATTACAAGCCAAAGAATCGAATGATGACAAGATGATAATGAGATCAGTATTAGAACTCATTAAAGCTTGCGTAGAAGATATTGATACAAAAAAGCTTACATCTTTTGATGTTGAATATGTTTTTCTTAAATTAAGAGCACAATCAACAGGCGAGAATACAGATTTAGAATATACCTGTCCTCATTGTGAAAGTAAAAATGATATTAAAGTAAATATCAATGATGCTCAAATGAATATGGATGCGACTTTAATTAATAAAAATATTCAATTGACAAATGATATAACGCTTGAAATGAAGTTTATTACTTATGAAGAATTAATAAGCCTAACTGGCGTTACTAAAAATGAAGTTGATGAAACATTTAAGTTAATTAAATCATCAATTTCTGCAGTTATAACTGAGCAAGAAAGAATTATTTTTGCTGATGAATCGCTAGAAGATCAAGATGCGTTTATTGATTCTTTGCGGACAACACAATTTGAAAATATTACAGAGTTTGTAAGCGATAAAATGCCTTACGTGGTATATGATAAAGTTAAAAAATGCAATTCATGCAAAGAAGATTATAATTTAGTTTTAAAAGGAATGTATGATTTTTTTTAGTAGCTCTATCTCATAATAACCTAGTAAATTATTATAAAACTAACTTTACTTTAATGCACGTTTTTAAATATAGTTTAACTGAGATAGAGAATTTAATACCTTGGGAATTAGAAATATATATTGGACTTCTAAATGAACACTTAGAAGAAGAAAAGCGCCAACACGAAGAAGAAGCACGGAGAAATAAATAATGTATGATTATAGAGTTAAAATAGTAAGAGTCATTGACGGCGATACTGTGGACGTAGATATTGATCTTGGATTCGGGATTATTATGGCAAAGGAACGCGTACGCGTGATGGGTATCGATACTCCAGAATCTCGTACCCGTGATAAGGTCGAAAAGAA